AGTTTTAAATTCTAGTCCTGGTGTAGCTTTAGATGTTACTGGTGCTATTACAGCATCAACAACTATCACTGGTAATTTATTTAGCGGTAGTGGAAAAGACGTAGCAGATACAGTTCCAACTGGAGGAATTATTATGGCTGGATTCGCAGCAGAGCCAACCAAATCAGATGGCTCAACAAAAAGGTATTTATTATGTAATGCACAGGCTGTTAGTCGCTCAACTTACTCAGCTTTATTTAGTGCTATTAGTACAACATATGGAGTTGGAGATGGTTCAAGTACATTTAATCTACCAGATTTACAAGGTAGAGTTCCTGTAGGTTCAGGCTCAGGTTCAGGCTTAACAGCTAGAACTCTCGGAGCAACAGGGGGAACAGAAGCTGCTGCATCTGGTAGTAATTTAAGTGCAGGTACAGATTTCAGCAATGCTTTGATGCAACCTTTTTCAGTGGTAAACTTCTTTGTTGCAACAGGTAAATAATGCCTTATACAAAAATTCAGTTTGCTGCAGGTTTTGACAAACAAAATACAGATATAACTTCTAAAGGTAAGTGGACTGACGGAGACAAAGTTAGATTTAGATATGGCTCTCCAGAAAAAATTGGAGGTTGGGAAAAAGTATCAGATACCACTTTCAAAGGCGTAGCTAGAGCACAATTAGCTTGGAATTCTTTAAATGGTACAGCTTACGATGCTATTGGAACTCACAAAAAACTTTATATATATAGTGAAGGTAATTTTTTTGATGCCACACCTCAAAGATTAACAGCCGATATAACTAGTGTTTTTACAACTACTAATGGCTCATCTCTAGTTACTGTTACTCATTCTTCTCATGGAGCAAGTGAGGGTGACTTTGTTACTATATCAAGTACCAGTGCGGCTACAGCTGGTATTTCTGCTGCAGTTATGGATGATGAACATGAAATAACATCTGTTACAGATTTAAATAATTATATTATTAATGTTGGAACAAACGCCACATCAACTGTGTCAACAACTAATAATTGTACAGTAAACTATGAAATACAAGCAGGAAGAGACAGAGCTTTATCTGGATACGGATGGGGAACAGGAACTTGGGATTCATCACAAACATGGGACTCTCCAAACACATCCGACTCTGTAACAATTGCACTTCGCTCTTGGGCGTTAGATAATTGGGGTGAAGATATACTAGCCTTAGACATAGACGGTGGCTTGTTTATATGGAACACATCTGGAGGTATATCTACAGCATCTAATGTTGCTGCTGCTGTAAGCAATGCACCAACAAAATCAAAATTTATGATTGTTTCAAATCCAGACAGACACGTTGTTTGTTTTGGAACAGAAACAACAATTGGAACTACATCAACTCAGGACCCTATGTTTATTAGGTGGTCTGACCAAGATAATGAAACTTTGTGGGCACCCTCAGCAACTAATTCTGCTGGCTCTCAAAGAATTGTAGGCGGTAGTGAAATTGTTACTGCTGTCAGAACAAGAGGTCAAATACTAGTTTTGTCAGATACATCTGCTCATGGTATGTCTTTTATTGGAGCACCATTTGTATTTGGTTTTCAACAATTAGGCTCTAATTGTGGTGCGATAAGTCCTCACTGTGCTATAGACGTTGGTGGTGTTGCCTACTGGATGAGCTCAGATGCATTCTTTGTGTTTGACGGAACAGTCAGAAAGTTACCGTGCCCTGTTGAAGATTTTGTATTTAATAACATAGATACAACACAATATGAGCAAGTATGGACAGGCTCAAACTCTGCTTATGGAGAAGTTTGGTGGTTCTACTGTTCTATTGAATCTAATCAGATTGACAAATATGTTATTTATAATTATCAAGAGGGATTGTGGTATACAGGAAGTTTAGATAGAAGTACATGGATAGACTCAGGAACTTATCAATTACCATATGCTACCAAGTATGATGGTTCTGCCAATACAACACTTTATGTTCATGAAACTGGTAAAAATGATGATGGTGCAACAATGACATCTTTTATTGAAAGCGGAGATTTTGATATAGGTGACGGAGATGACATAATGCTTATTAATAAAGTTATACCAGATTTTAAAGACCAAGTTGGAAATGTTAATATTACTATGAAATCTAGATATTTTCCTACTGACACTCAAACAGAGAAGGGACCATTTCATTATACAACATCTAATTCTAAAATAAATGTTAGAACAAGAGGTAGACAAGTTGCTTTACGATTAGAAAGTAATGGTTATAATAATGTTGGTAATGATGCTCTTAATGAAGATTGGAGACTGGGTACTTTTAGATTTGAAGTACAGCCAGATGGTAAGCGATGAGTAAAATTACAAATGTTAGATTACCATCACCATCTCAAGAGTATAATGTTCAACAACAAAATGAGTTGGTTAGAGCAATAGAAACAATAGTTTTAACTTTAAATACAAGTTATACTGCTGAAGAAAACAAAACTGTTATGGAAAGATTTATCTTTCTTTTAGGTGGAGATTAATGTCAACAAATGTTTATACAAATGCTAAGGTTGTTCTTAGAGGTTTAACAACTATCTATACAGCTCCATCTGCTGGAACTTCTATTGTAAAGTCAATAAGAGTAACTAACAATGATGAGGTAAATGACAGAGACATAACTTTATCAATTACAGATATTAATTCTGTTGAGTATGTTATTGAATTAAACAGAACCATACAAAAAAAATCATCACAAGAAATTTTAGCGTCTGGCAATTTAGACCAAACTTCTGCTGACTCATCAGTCAGTTCGCCAGCACCAATTATATTAAAATCATCAGAAGTTTTAAAAGCAACAACTACAGGTAGTGACATACATCTTGTAGCATCAATATTGGAGATGACATAATGAGTATATTTAAAAAAATAGCAAAGATAGCTGCACCAATCTTAGGTGCTGGAATAGGTAGCTTAATAGCTCCTGGTTTTTTAGGTACTGCATTAGGTGGTGGTATTAGTAGTCTTCTTACTGGTGCTAAACCTGGTGAGGCGTTAGCCACAGGAGCCATGTCTGGTTTTGGTGGTAAATTATTAGGCGGAAAATTAGGTGGACCTTTAGGAAAATTTGCTGCACCTGTCGGTGCTGCTGTTGGTGCTGCTATTCCAACTATATCTAGAATACAAATGGAAGATTACATGAAAAAAATGAAAGAAATGTATCCAGATGGTAGTGATGACCAACTGCAAGAATTAGTTTTAAGACAAATTGCAAAAGCTCCAAGCAATTACGAAGGGTTTGAAGATATGCAAGTTCAAAGTAATTTTATTCCAAAAGTTGCTAATGGTGGCGTTATGGATTTACGAGCACAAGGTGGCATGAGTTTAGGACCAGGCACTGAAAAATCAGATGATATTCCTGCTATGCTGAGTGACGGAGAGTTTGTTATGACTGCTAAAGCAGTTAGAGGTTTTGGTGATGGCAGTAGAGCTGCTGGAGCAAAAAAACTTTATTCAATGATGGATAAAGCGGAGGGAAATGTTCCAAGTTAAAAGACCAAGTTACAATGAATTAAAAGATACTTTAAAACTTTTAATGTTATTTAGAGAAGAATTCTCTGAGATATATCCAGAAGCTGATATTAGAAAAGTTGCTCACACAATACAAAAGCACTTTGACGATGGATTTATAGCGAATGCTTATATGGATAATAAGTTAATTGGTAGTGTTGCAGCAATGGAAACTGAGTGGTGGTTTAGCACAGAAACATTTCTAGCAGAGACTTGGCTATACATATTACCAAAATATAGAAATTTTAAAATAGTAAGGGGACTTTTAAAAAAGATGAAAGAGTACGCAAAAAACAAAGACTTAACATTAGTGTTGCCTGTTAGTTCAGGACAACCTAAATCTGCTTTATATGAAAAACTAGGGTTTAAGCATATGGGCAATATTTGGAGGATAGAATAATGTGTTTTGGAACACCAGTATATACAACTACGCAAAAGAATGAATTACCACCCTTTTTAGAGGATGCTTATAAAAAATTAACTCAACAAGCAGAGGCTGTCACAGACCCAACAGTAAATTACGTTCCCTATGGTGGACAAAGATTAGCACCTCTTACTACAGAACAACAAGCTGGAAGACAGATGGCTTTTCAAGGTGCACAGGCATATCAGCCAGACTTAGGTCAAGCTAGAGGCTTAACAGCTTTATCTACAGCACCTATTACTGGTCAAGATATTAACTATTATATGAACCCTTATCAAAATCAAGTTACATCCAATGTTTTAGATGAAATGCGTAGAAGAAGTGATATTGAAGGTCAGAGAACATCTGATGCTGCCGTTAGAGCTGGTGCTTTTGGTGGTTCACGATATGGCGTTCAAGAAGCTGAAAGAATGAGAAATTTAAGAGAACAACAATCTAGAACTGCATCGCAGATGGCACAACAAAATTATCAACAGGCTCTTGGTGCAGCACAATCACAGAAGGCACAACAGCTTTCTGGCGGTCAGCAATTTGCTAATTTAGCTGGACAACAAATGAATTTACAACAGCAAGGTATATCTGGATTAAATCAAGCTGGATTACAAGGTCAGCAACAATTACAAAGAGGAATGGATATGGCATACCAAGACTTCCTCAAACAGCAACAGTTCCCATACACACAAGCTGCTACTCTTGGCAACTTACTGTCTGGTGTTCCTGCTGCTCAAATGTCAACTGCTTATTCACAGCAACCTGGTCCAAGTATGGCACAGCAGTTAGGTGGATTAGGTATGGCTGGACTTGGTGCGTATGGTGCATTTAAGGGAGGTTATTAATGAAAAAAAATATAGGATTATTTGCTGATTTAAAAAACTTTAACACAACACTACCGCAAACTAAACATTTAAATTATATCATGAGCACTAACCCAGTTGGTTACGCTAATGGTGGAGATGTAAGAGCTGGAGTTCCTAGCTCTAACATGAATGTTACTAAAGGTTTCTTACCTATGGCTTTAGGTTTTGAGAATGGTGGTGACGCAGGTGTACAATATGGCTTATATGATAAACTTATTATGGTATTACAAGGTTATTTAGGCAAAATGGGAGTAAATAAAAGTGATGCAGAAATAGCTGAAGTAGCTGAAGACTTAGTAAAAAACAATCCTCAAGAAGCAGAAAATATTATTGCACAAGCTGATACACAGAGTGTAGGAACTGGTCAGAGTAATATAGCAGATACTAATAGCAGAATTCCTCCTGTTGAAATGTATACAGATATGAACCAACCTAATGCCTTAGGAGGTCGCACACCAACAGATACAGCAAAAGAATTTAATTTAGAAAATCTTATTCAAGATGGTAAGGATTTATTTAATCAAAAAAAAGAAGAGGTGTTAGAAGAAGGATTAGATGGAATATTTCCAGATTCTTTGATTGAAAAAAGGGATAAAGAGATACTACCATATCTTGATAATCTTCTTAATCCTAAAAAAGATAATAATATTCCTCAAGTTGAAGAAGAAGATGTTATAGTTCCAGAAACTAATGATGGTGGTATATCAACTATACCTACATTACCAGCAACAGAGGGAAGTCTTGTAGGTTCAAATAAAGATTTAATAACAGAAGATACTTTTAAAGATGCAGTTAACACAGATAATATTACAGACAAAGAATCAAAAGATATAAGTAATACTATTGCAACACTCACAGGCAATGAAAAAGAAAAAGATGTTCCTAAGTGGGCAATCCCACTCATGTCTGCTGGATTTGGTATGATGGCATCAAAGAGTCCATACTTTTTACAGGCACTCGGTGAGGGTGGTCAAGAGGGTATTAAATCTCTAGTTGCACAAAATACAGCAGAGCAAGATAAATTAGACAAAGAAGCAGAAAGAGCATTTTTAAAAGCTAGAACAGAGCAGGTTGGTAGACCAGATGCACCATTTAAAATCGGTAATGCTTTTTACAAATACGATGAAAACAATAAATTAGTTAAAGTAAGAAACATACAGAGAAGTTTAACTGAAATAGAGGATGATTTAAGAACTAGAATAATTGGATATGACAATTTAAGTTTGGCAGAAAGACAAGAGTTAGTTAAAAAAGAAGAATTATCAGACCAAAACATTTTATATCAAGGAGATACTACAGAAGCTACAAAAGATAATGACAGGAATATATTAGATAGCATCAAAGATTATATAGGATTATAAATTGACATTCTTAGAACAAATAAGAGCTGAAAATCCAAATCTGGAATTATTGCCAGATGAGGAGTTAATAGAAAGAATAGTAGGACAATATCAAGGTGATGTTGACCCAGAAACCTTTCGTAAGTCTTTAACTTCTCAAGTTACAGCAGATGCAGCTCAACTAGCTCCAGTAGCTCCAGTAGCATCAGCAGTTGAGGCACCAGTATTAGGTGGAAAGAGAGCATTAGCTCCTACTTCAAATGTAAATGACATAGGTTTTGGTCAGGCTCTTACTGGACCAGCAAAGTCAAGCTGGGCGAGGTCTTGGGGACCAAGTATAACTAGACTTAAAGGTGGTATAGCTGCGTTATCTGGCAATGAAGACCGTGCTCAAGAATTATACAGTCAGGCACAACAAGAAGACAGAGGTATA